TAATGGACTTACTTCGCCGCTAACGCCCATCCTTGAATCAATACTTTTTATCTTATTCTCTGTTTCAAGAATAAAGTTCGGTATGTTTACATTTTCATTTTGCATCTCTGGTTTTATAGGTGGAAATTCAACTCGTTTTATAGTTTTCATTACTTCTCTTGGTTCTTTATACGTACCCTCTTCTTTTGCAAGCTCAATAACCGATTGAGTGTAGTCTCCTGCATAAGCTAAAATTGTTCTGACAGCAAGAGGGGTATACCCCTTCCCTTTCCCATCTCGTCCACACTCAAAAGGATGTGCATTCTCACTGAATACCCAGAATTGAGGTATCCCAGCTCTGGAAGTTACTTTTCCAAGAGTAGCAGATATTCCATCCGACAAGCTCTTCCCCGGTCTTGCACATTGTAATCCATTGCGCTCAAATGTCCAACCGTTTTGAATTAAGAGTTGCCTACATTCATTGACTGCATGAGATGATGAATTATATCTGTCACCTACCTTATCACCTACTCCGTAATTATTAGTTTCAGTAATGCTTGCTGGCTGTTCGTATTCTTTCTCAATTATCTCATTATACTTTTGGCATTCAGTAATAATAAAGTCTCTTTCTTCTTTGGTTATAATTGGCATCTCTGCAAAAGAACCAGCCTGCATTATGTAGTCATCCGATGGGGAAATGACCGTAATTCCACCTTCGCCTTTTGTTTCAATCAAGGCGGTAGGTCTACCAGCCACAGGGTCATAAGCCATTGCTAATTTTCGGCTTCCTTCGATTGGCTCTTCACAGCGATAAAAGACGTGGAAGCCACCCGACCTTGTAGTCTCATACGGTAAGTTAAAGGTGTCTATTATTGACTTAAAGCTTAAAAATAGATTTGATGCATTACCAAGGTGATTATCAAAGTCTAAGCATTCTAAATTTCCTGATACTTTACCAAAAATCATACATATATTGTAGTCACCGTCAAAGGCTCTATCTATCTCTTCCGATGTAAGTATGAATGATTGTAAACGCTTCCATGTTTCTAAGGCTGGTCTTTTTAGTCCTTTTTTTATTGGAGCGACTGAGTAGCCGAGATTGATGTAGGATTTGGCTGTTTGAATTAAGTTTGGCATGATAGTAAAATTAAAAGTTATAAAATAAAAACAAAATTTACCTAAAACTTTTTACCACCATACTTAAATCCTCTCATTTCATTATATTTCATTTTCGAGATTATATGATTTTCAATATCAATACCTCTCTCTCCACAAATGGCCAACAACCGTATCACGGTATCTGCTATTTCATCCTCAAAAGTATCTTTTATTTCAGATTCAAATAAATCTTTATATTCTTTGTTATTTAATTCACAGCACGGTAAGTCTGAAATAACGCTATACAGAGTTTTATTTAAAAACGGGTTCAATTTAGCATAATTATCTTTTCTGTAAGCCTCAAAAGCCTCTGAAACCTCTGAAATCACAAGCATTAACCTTTGTGTTACGTTTGAATCAGTGAATCCCATTTTTATTTGAAAGTCTGAAAACTGTTTACTTAAATTATTAAGTCCTTTTACTTCGTATTTCATAATAGTATGTTTTTTTATTTTCTTAATCCCTGCGCATTATATCTCGCAATTTGTATGTAAACCCAATTTTGCGGAAAGTTATGAGTTTTAGCATATTCGATTAGACCATCTTTACCGTATTTAATAAATACTTGCCTAAATAGCCAATTTTTTGAATACCCTTTTGCTTCAGAATAGATTTCGTAATCTTTAATTGATTCAAGTTTTTTTACAGCTTCCGAATAACTTATTTCGACTAAATCAACTATTTTTTGTTCGTGAGTGATTGGAAAAACATAGCCGCACGGACAAACTCTTACACTGGCATGGACTAATCTTCCACATTGAGGACAATCCTTTACTGTACCTACACCATCTCCGGTACTCTTAGACTCCTCGTGAGTCAAAGACCATTCATGGCATAATCTATAATAGCAAGTAAGTCGCTCACAATTATTTCCAAAATCAATAAGATAAAAGAATTGTTTGTTTTTGAAGATTCTACTACCTCTTCCAATCATTTGCATTAACAAATTCTTGGACATTGTAGCTCTGTTTATGATTACTGTTTCAATAGGTGGGTGATCGAACCCTGTGGTGGCAATTCCGGCGTTTATTAATACGTAAAATTCGCCATCTTTCCACTGTTGTATGACATCTTTTCTTTTACCGGAAAAGGATTCAAAGCTAACTAAATAATTCTCATATTCCAAAACTTTAATGTTATATTTTGCAATATCTCCTTTAGTTGCCTTTTCATCAGGTACTTGTGGCTTTGCCAAATCAGATACAATGAACTTTGATTTTATTCCTGCATCGTTTAGTGCTTTACAAGTATTGATTGAATGCTGTATATTACAACAAAATACTAAGGTAATTGTGTTCGGGCAAAGTCGCTTCCAATTGTCGATAACTCCTGAATAAAGTTCGGATTTATTATATCGGTTGAACATCTCTGAAGAGTCGAACTCCCCTTGTTTTACTGAAACACCTTTCATGTCGACAGGAATTGAGTAGTATTTATCTGGGACAAGATAGCCAAGATTAATTAACTGTTGGACATCCGAAACCTCGACCATATCTTCATAGTCAGCTTTCAATTGTCTCTGTTTCCCATTCCTTTCAGGTGTAGCAGTAAATCCTAATACGAACTTATCCTTAGTCGCTGGAATGTCGAATATACGATTGAATAGTTGTTCATGGGCTTCATCTAAGATGCATAGCGTTACAGTTGAGTACCACGATAACCATTCAGGTTTAGATAATCTACGAATCACAGTCTCAACCATACCTACTATCAAACTACCTTTTGGCGGATATTTAGTATCTCTGGTAATTAAATCAGGGAATAAACCAAATTTTACGAGCGTACCACTTGTTTGAGAAAGTAATTCTTCCCTATGTGTAAGAACAAGAACTACCGAACCTTTTTTCTGCGCCTTTTTAGCTATATCGCTGAAAATTACCGTTTTCCCTCCACCTGTTCCAAGTTGAACCAATAAACTTTTCTTGTTACCATCTCGTACATTTGACTTCTCATTCCACTTTTCGTAAATTTTATTTTCGATTTCTTGTTGATACGGTCTTAGAGTTATCATCGGCTATTTTTCTACAATTAACAATACTATGATTCCAACTGCCATCCACCTTGCATTTAACGAGAAAGTTTTTTATTTCTCCACCGTTTGGGCAGTCTTTGCAATAAGTGACATCTAAACTATTCTTAGCCATAACTTTATTTTAAAAAGGTGCATCAGTACGTATTTCTTTTAAATTAACCGCAACTTGCGTCTTAAAAATCTTAGTTCCGTGTTGATTTATCTCGACAAACTTAATGTATTTTCTAACATTTTGGATATTAGTTAGTAGCTGCAAATTCCCAACTTCGTAACCCTTTGTTTCCTCTATTCTATCAATGTGATAACTAAACTTTTCAATTCCACGACAATTTAAGTAGTTTGATTTTATACAAAATTCTTCAAACTGCTTAATGGTCAAATTAAAATCCTTTCCCCGTTCTTTAGCATGTCCTTTAAGTGATGTATAGGCTATTCTTATTGGGTTTGATTTCTTCTTTTGTTTGTAGTTGCATGAGTTGCATTTCCTGCTACCTTTTTCTGATTGTTTTAGCCCACATTGGATACAAATCATTTCTGAGGTTATTTACCCCGAACCATTACGATTCGGGGATTGATTAATTATTTAGTAAATACATCAATAATTTTAGTTTCAACAACAGATACTATCACCCATTCCTGAACTGACTTTTTAAGTTGGAGCATAACGAAACTTTCTGCATCCTTTACCTCTGTAGCTTTCACATATATGAGTACAGGAAACTTCTTTTCATTTCCTTTATCGTCTACGGATAAGGCATTTAGCCTACACGCATACCACTTACCTTCTAAATCACGTTGAAATAATTCAGCAATTGTAGTTTCACGGATATTTTTGATTTTAAACTCTCCGTTACTAAATGGCTGGACTTCTTTCGTTACGATTAATTCAGCATCCGTGCAGCTAATAGCATCTGCTAAAAATGATTCGCTAACTTTTTTAGGGTTGCCATCCTCCCCAATTTTTGAGTATTGGGTTTTAATTTCGTAGTACATAGTTAATGAATGTTAAAAAGGGAGATCTTTTTCTGCTGGTGTAGGTGTAGTTTGAGTTGTTGCCGGAGCTACTTGCCCTACCACCGTCACTTTCCACGCATTCACGTTATTAAAATACTTACCTTGATATTCACGAGACTTTGTATCAAAGTCGACTTCAACTTGCTGTCCAACTGTCAAAGCAACGATTTTGTCACCCATCATATCGAATGCCAAACTTTGAGGGTACTGACCTTCTGATTCTTCTACTACTGCTGTTTGTTTACTCCATGCAGTTCCTTTTGCACTTGTACCTTCTTGTAATGGAAGGACTACTGTAATTCTACCGTTAATTCGCATTTTTGATTTGTTTTTAAATTGTTTTTTTTAAAATTGATTCTCTTTATTTAATTTATCTAAATCCTCCTTAATACACATCTCTAATTCAATTAATCTTTTTTCAGCTAACTCAACCAAATAAGATATTGGGTAACATTCTTTTTTTGATATTTGAATTAAAGTATCTTTTGTAGCAGGAATAACAAGCATTGGCTTTATTTTATTCTCAGGTCGATATGAAATACCATCTACTGACTTAACTCCAATTACTAAGAAGTTATGAACAATTTGCCAACAATACTCCTCTAAAAATGCAGCAGGATTAAGCATATACATTACGTGAGTATTATCCGATGGACATTTAATTTCTATTGCCTTATCAAGTGAAGGTATATGACCATCAGGCGAAATGCCAGCTATTTTAATTTCATCGCTTTGAATCCATCCGTATTGCTCAACTTTAACTCCGTATATACGTTCGTATTCTTTGCGGGCTAATGGTTCAAATTCATTGCCACGAGCCATAGCCACACTTTGAAAATTGACTTCGAATGGATCAAAATCCTCCATGTGTTCGGCAAGTATAGCATAGTATTCAGAACATTCACGAACTGATTTATCTAACTTTGTCATAATCTTTGCAAGTCGTGAACCGCCTACTTTTTCGTGTTTGATTTCTAACCAAGGTTGAGATCCTTGTTGTAATTCTTTGTAGATTTTCATTTGTTTCTTTCGGTTATAAATTTGGTGAATAATTCGGATGTAGTCAATGTATATTTACTTCTATCACTAAACCAAAATAGCATGTTTTGATTATATCTGTAGTGATGGTCTCCAATGAAACTTGCAAACTCAATTGCTAAATTTTGTAGTTCTGTTTCTGCAAAATTAACTCCCAGCCCAAAGCATCTCCCAGACTCAACTCCTATGATATTGCTTATTAAGGTACCCAAATTTTCAAATTTATCAGATACTTGAGTTGAGACTTTCCATTGTTCATCTAATACTTTTTCAATATCTATTATTTTCATTTCTTCTCTGTATTAGGATATTTAACTGCTAACTCTTTACACTCTGTTAATACTGTTTCATTCTGCATAAACTCCTTAAAGTCAGTCATAGCAACAACGAACGATTCCCTGCTACTCACCGACTTAAAAGCATCTAATGCTTCTTCGAGAGTCTTTTTAGGTGCTTCTTGATATGTTCTATCAACTAAAATACCACCCGTTACTTCACCTGCAAACGTTCTATTCGGGTCAAAAAGCAATTTAATTTTAAGTCCTGTCCACGTGCTTATTATCATAGCTTCAGTTAACGGGATATTTAATTTCTCTTTAACAATGTTGGCTATAATTTTACGATTACCTGAGTTTGGCATAAATTCTTTTAGCGGTTCTTCAAAGCGGATAAAATACCCGTCTTGCTTTTTGCCGTTTACATTTACGCCTTTTTCGTAATAGGCGAGTTTTATAGTAAGAACGCATTCTCCTTTTTCTCGTATGATCTCCCTTATATCGATACTTGCGAGGTGCGTTGACTTGCGATACTTAAATGCATCAATGTTGACTTCCATAAGTGTTTGATTATTAAATAGTTACTATTAATTCTATTGCGTCAGTTGTTTCTTTCCATTCTTTACCATCGGAATCAAGAAAATAGTATTCATCTCCTTCTATTTTAGTTATAGTGGTCTCTAATTCTCCACATACAATAACCTTACTGCCTACTGTTATTTCTTCTGACATAATTATTTTGTTTTAAAGTATTGAGTCTCTTTATCACAACACTTTTTCGATTTTCTCCCTGATCCACATGAGCATAATTCATTACGACCTGATTTTACGGCTTTTAATGGTTGTCCATTTCCTTTTAGAATTAAGATGTTTCTTGGTTTGTGGTTCATGACTATTTATATTTTTCAAGTTCCTTGGTCAATTCTTCAATTGGTAATGCGAGAGTAGTAAAAGACTCTGATAACCATTCAATAGGTATATATTTATACGCTTCTGGGAATTGGTCTTTAATCTTTTTATATGTAGCGAGTGAAACAAGTGTTTCGTAAATATTATTTTTTATCTGATCTGACTTTTCACGCAACTTTGATCTTTGATTGCTTAATTTCAAAATCTCTGAATAAATTTCTTTTGGTGTTTCAATTGCCGGACACCATTCGTTTGTTGAAGGGAATCTGACAGATAATTCAACGTTTTCAGACCCACCGCCATTTAAAACTGCATTAACTTGTTTGGCTGTTTGAAAATAGTTTGGAAATTTGATAAACGTTTCGTTTACTTCATTTGGGATTGAAGATAAAACGACAGGCAGAATTAATGCCGACATTTTCTCTTTTAACGCTACACGTTTTTTGTCGATGGTATCATTCACCATTAATTTTGCTACTTGTGTAGCTTCTGACTTTGTAATTCGATTGCTCATTTTGATTTGATTGGATTTTTAAAATAAGTTAGCCCCAAAGACTTTGATAAGGGTTCGACATCTTATCTCCATACAGAGGGGCTTATTTTGTTAGTTGCATGTATTGTCGAACCTGCAATTATATTTGCAAAGATATTGCATAGTTTATTTATATGCAAATTTATTTATATGTTTAAGAACATATTTTACATAGCCAACACGATTGGAATATATTTAATAGCACTCGTTATTTTCGAGCATTTTGAGGATTTGTGATAAGAGTTGTTTAAGGTTAGACATAGTTATAAATCTTCATTATGATTAAGTTGCTTGCTCACTAATACCGCTTCATGCCCGTAATATCCGTTGTGTGAGTTGTAGGTAACAAATTGAAGTAGACCCTTGTTGGTTTCTATATTTACAAACATAGCTCCACCGCAATCCAAGCATTCAAGCTCTTCAATTTCTTTATTGTTTAATGCAGTATCGGTAATTGAAACTCCAATTAATTCTGCGTTAATAAATTCTGAAATTTCATCATTTGTGATTATGCACCCGAAATCTTCACAGCAGCATTGACTATCAGATATTCCTATCCGAATTGTTTGCTTATCGGTTACTATTTCATACCCATCATATCCACCGTATGACTTTTCATTAATTTTGAAGTTAGATTCTTCAATTCTTAAAATTTTTTCCATAATACTATATCTTTTTTGAAAGTAAATAGCCATTCTCAATTAATATCTCACCCTCTTTCAAATTCTCTACAACAAAATCCCCTGTAGTTGTTGTAATCAACTGCAAATCATACTTTTTCTGCATATCAATTAAAATATCACGAGTCTTTAAATCAATAGGAGCGTCAAAAAACATGTACCTCAGACCTTCTTGTCCTTTTTTGCGTTTCTCTTCAAGCAAATAGATTTGAAGTAATACCGCCAATACATTCCTTTGCGTATGCGAATATGCCGATATAATGCGGGCTTCTTTCTTCTCGTTATGGAATAGTACCGTATCATGCTCTCCGTTGTAAGTTGTACGAATTTCATTCGATTCATCCGAATCATCACCAAGTAACGACATCTTCAACCCTGCAACTCCTAAGTCAATAGTAGTAAATACTTTTCTGTAACGGTTAAAAATTTCTTTTACCTTGTTATCCGCTTCTTGATGTTCAAAGAAAATACTCCAACGTTCAGCAATGCGATTAGCCCCCTTTGCAGACTCAATACGAGACCTATAATCTTCTTCTTTAGGTTCTATCACTTTAGATTTTTTATCCATGAGAATAGCCCCAGCAGTGCGTAAATCAGATATGCCAACGAATGCACTATCAACTTCAGGAGTATAGTTACCAACGCGAATAAATTTGTTGTTCTCATCTTTTTCAATCTTGGTTATTACTGTTAGAATTATTTCTTTTTTATCTCTTATTGTTGGTAGACTTTCAAATTGTTCTTTAACTCCAGTGAACCCATTTTTGACTAAGAAATCAACACAAACACGAATTTCTTCTCTTAGGTCTATTTCTTTTTGAACTACAGAGTTAAATTCATTTACTTTTTTTTCTTCCTCGGAATCTATGAGTTTTTTTTGCGTTTCCAGCGTTGCATTATAATTTGCAATAACTGAATTATATTGAGATGCCTGAATACTAAGATCGCTAATTTCCTTGTCAATTGATTGAATTTCCTCGTAGTACTTTTTGGTTGCCGAGCGTTGTTCCTCTTCGATAAGCGAAACGTTAATGTAGTCCGGAATGTTAGTTTCCTTATATCCTTCTTGTTCCAATCTGGTCTTAAATGCGTTAAGTTCGGTTACCTTGTTGTAGATACGTGAACGATCCATTTTTGCTTGCTCCAAATCGTAAAGGATTGAGCCAACATATAATGGAGATTTCTTGTCGAATATGACTCCACAATCTTTTAATTTGTCCTTGTAGACACTTGTCATCCAATTAAACTGTACTTTTGGATTTTCAGATAAAAATTCATCAACACCGAATGTAAGCTCGGTCTTTAGAAAATCACGCAGTGATGCGGCGGTAAATTTTGAGCCAGCAAGTACTGGGTTGTCACATCGCTTACCATTTATGTCTTTAATATAAACAGATGATGATAGTTTACCTGCTTCATATTTAGTGTGTAAGAATACAGGAACATCGCCGAAAGATAGCTGCTCTTCTATGTCCAAATTCTCAAATTTCTTTAAGTCTAATGGAACTTCACGTTCTGACCCTCCCGATAGTCCTACCGAAATAGCATTGCCTACACTACTTTTTCCATGCCCGACCTGTCCTTTGATTTGTACAAGTTGATTTACATCCTGAGTAAAAATAACTTCCTGAGCTTCTAAAACTCCAAATCTACTATTTAGAGTTAGTGAAATAATTTTTGGTGATTCCATTATTGGTTTAATTTTAATTGATTTAATTTTAATAATTCATTTTGATATTTAGATGATGCCTCAGATTCTGAATAAAAGTATCCAAGATGTTTCTTTTTACCATCAATACGTATAGCTGATCTCCATTTGTTTAATTTTCTATACCAAGAAACCCCTACGTATGTAGATGAAGATTTATGGGATATTGATTCCAAATAACTTTCAGGGCATCCAATCTTAACGTGCTCTAATGCTTTTTGATAGGATTCCGAAGCTTCAAGTTCCGAATCAAATAAGCCAAGATATTTATGTTTCCCGTTTACGTAAATTTGAGACATCCACTTATTAAGACCGTTATTCCATGACACACCAACATATTGAGAAGAGTATTTTCCATTATTTTTTCTAAAACAAACTGTATTATTTTCTCTGCTTGTTACTGTTTGAAGATTAGATACATAATTCTTTACCTTGTTTCCATTTTTATGATCTACTATTACTTTGTTTCCACAGCTAATATGACCAAGAAAGGTAATTGCGACTAACTGTTGTATTTGAAGAGATACATTTTTACTATTGACACATAATACGACCATGAGATACCCTTTTTTAGTGAGTGCTGGCTTAAGTATTTTTTCTTTTATATTACTTATCCTTAGGTCGCTTCTAATTATAGTTCTATTTAAGCTTTTAACATTCCCTAAGCTACTACACCGATAATACCCTTCATAATCTGGTATATCCTTCCACCTTTGCCACAAATAACCTTTTACTAAGTTTCGTTTCATAATAATAAAATAGCCCCAAAGATTTCAATAGAGGTCTGACTTTCTATATCCATGCAATGAGGCTTTAAATTGTTAATTACTAAGTGTCAGACCGTAATTATATTATGCAAAGATAGTGAATTATTTTGATATATCGAAGTTTTATTTGCTTTTTAATATTTCTTTTATTTTTTCAATTGCTGATTCGCATTCAAGTCTGGTTTTAAACGTCCTGCCTTCGTCATATGACTTTTTATGATACCTTGAGTCATATAAAATTTCAACTACGCAAAGCTCATTTAAAAATATAGACAGCTCGAAGCATCTTTCTCCTTCTTTCGGCTCCCATCTCAACTCATTAAACGTATTATTCTTAAAATCATATTCAAAACCTAAAGAGTTTACTTCGGATTGGAATTGAGCTTCTGTCAATATCCTATATGTAGAATAGTTGCAAAAACTTCGACAATCTAAGCGGTTCTCCTTAGGAGCGAAAGATGATTTAGATACGATTTGTTTGCTATTTATTGATAATATTCTACAATATATGCAATCTTCCTCATCGCCGTAGATCAGTTTCACGTAATCCCCAACCTTTGGCTCAACTTTTAAATCTTCAATTTGCAATGTTTCAGCATTCCATCGTTTTCCTGCTTTTTCTAAGGCATCGAATAGGAGTTGTTTTTCGTGTGGAGTGGCATAGCAGATTATATTTGTATTTGTTATGCTATGGTTATATATGGGTATATTATCCTTATCTGTGGCTATTGCGACATGACAAGACCCCATATTATAATCTTTTAATATAGCTGGCGCATCGTGTGCATAATCCCAATTTACCAATACAATATCCCCGTCTTTATATTTTTTGGGAGAACATTCAAACTCCGTCACAATCTTATTTTCAATTTGCTCAATGGATACTTTTATATTAAATTCTTGTTTCATTTTGATTTGATTATTAAATTATTGATTTGATTATTAAATTATTGATTTTACCATAAGCCACTTCTACATCCAATACTGACATATTACCAGATAGTAAATTATCCACTATTGACTCTATATTAGCCTCACCATTCGATTTTTTACCCCAATGCTTATCGTTGTACTTCTTTTGATTTATCTTTGCTTATACAGGATGCTCTTGCTTCCATTTTACAGATGAGGACATTATTTTATTTTTAAAAGTTCATTTTGATATGCGTTAGAGGCTTCTATTTCGGTAAGGAATCTACCAATTGTTTTCCTTGATTTTCCTATTCTAATATGAGCCATCCATTTATCTCTACTTTTGTCCCATGTTACACCAACGAATTGAGACATATAGTTTTCCCTTCCCGAAATAAAACAAACAGAAGTATTTTCCCTACTGGTTACAATCTGCAAATTCGACAAGTAGTTCTTTTTCTTGTTTCCGTCTTTGTGATCAACGATAAAATCAAACTTGCATTGCTTATGTCCCAAAAATGTTATAGATACTAATTGATGAATGTGCATTGCCTTATGGGTGCCTCCAATACATAAAGTAACCATCGGATAACCAGTCGACACCCATCCGCTTAGAATTCGATCATGTATTATTTGCGAAGCTCCATTCGACCTTATAATTACTCGGCCAACGCTCCTAACCCTGCCTAAAGAACTACACCGATAATACCCTTCATAATCTGGTATAAATTTCCATCTTTGCCATAATACTCCGCCTTTTAAATTTCTTGTCCTCATAATATAAATAGTTTAATAAAATAATGTTGCAAAGATACAACAATTATTTCATATAGTAACTATTTTACACTATATTTCTTTTCCATTTCTAAAAGTGTATTAAACGTGGGATTAAAATTCCCGTTAATTATCTGGGCAGCCGTTGTAAGGTTGATCCCTGTTTTTTTGTTAATTTGGTAAGCAGTTTTTGGTGCATCTCCAAGGCTATCCATGATCATTTTAATTACTCGATCTCTTAAATTCATTTCATTTTCCATTTTTAACTAATTTAATTGTGTTTTTATCTATTCGTATCGGAATTTTTCCGACATCCGTTTTATGTATTTCTTCTAAATCAATCTCTCCCTGTATAGAGAGATTGACTTTTTGAATGCGACTCGATCCGGTAGCGGTGTGCTTGTCGTAATAGTTTGGCATGGTTAATTTGCTAATTTAATTAAGTCTTTATGTTGCCAATAGTAAGATGGATATTCTTTTAGTTTAACACCATTAGAAGCTGACCCACCATGCCCTTTTAAACTGTCATCAAACCCAACCAAAATAGAAGAATCAGTTGGATCGTAGCCACAAATTTTACCTGTTCCAATATCTGTTTTAGTCCGCTTTCCTAAATACTTTTCAGCAAACTCTTTTGCGGATAAAACAATTACTGGCTTTTTGACTGCCTTTTCCTTCTTTACAATCGAATGCAGCACCCCTTTCTTATCTCTCGTTAAATTGACATAAAGGCGTTCTTTTTCTAAGTCTGATATTACATGCTCTCTTTTTAGCAGTTCGTTCGCATACATCTTTCTAATTTCCGACTTCTCCTGTTCAATTCTAACTATTCCTTCTGTTAAAATCTTAGAATCTTTTTCTACTTTGATTAATTTTCTTTCTAGTCTGACGGCTTTATCCGACATAATGTCCAAATTACTTTTTAAATTGGCATTGGCTGAGCATAATACAGAATTTTCATTCAATAAATTTTGATACGTGGAATTTTTTAATAGTTTCACTTGGTTTAATTTTTAGTGTTTACAAAGATAATACTTTAATTTAATTGATTAATAATCTCTATGCATGTTTAATAACATAAAATAGAATGTTTAACTATTATATATTCGCTAATGCGTTTTGATAACTCGTAATTTCATGACTTAACTTTTAAGTCTCCATCTGCATCGCAATGCTCAGGAGGATAACCATACTTCATAATAATGAAAAACCTGTAAGTTCTGGATACTAATCTAAGTATTCCATTTATTACGAAATAAAGGAATAAGGAAATAATTGAATAACATCCAATAAAAATCCAGAACCCAGAAACTGAAAATTTTAAAATTTCTAGCATATTAATATCCAAATATTTGTTTATGTAAATTATAAATATTTTTAGTTTTAATCTCTACTCCTCTTTTTAGAGCTTCGAAACGCTTGGTTCTAAATGGAAATCCAGTGACTATCCATCCATCATTTTTCAGTCTATCTAATTTTTGCTGTTTGTTCATAATCAATTAGTTATGTGTTGTTATTTAAAGTGATTGTTTAATACACTTATTTAAAGATCATTTTATTCTTAGTATAAGTAAATAACCATCTCGGTCTAATTATACCCATTGTCAACATAGACACTAACGTTGCTGCAATTTCTATAAATCAACGAACTGTAAATCTATAATCTGGCTTAAATATTTTCATTTATATCTAATTTTTAGTTTTAATTTATCATATCCTTTTCTTATCATTTCTGATCTCATACTTTGCAATAAGGCAAATGGAGCGTCGTTTTTGAGAACGGTTTCTTTTGAGCCTTCTATGTATACTAATTTTCCGTTATTCATCGGGTATAGATTTAATGATGTTTAGAATGGATTGGGCGTTTTCGATGTTTGGTTTATTGTACCATATCGAAAACAAGTCGCTCTTATCCCAACTGGCACAACGACCAGCTAATTTTCCAAATTCACATCCGCTACATATATTATTCCACCTTTCGCAGAATCCGCAACTAGCCGCTAATGGGGCTAACTCTTTTGGCAGATTTGGCTCATATCCTCCCGCCTTTACATGTGCTTCCCATTTAATAATAGAGAGTCTTTTTGCTTCTTTTAACGATAGTTGTGTCATAAGTATGGGTTTGTTTTTAATGTGTTTACGTCAATCGCTTCTCCTTTTTCGATTAAAAATGCAATGTCAAAATGCCATTCTATGAGCTGCATAACTACACTAAATCTAAAGTTATCGGGTGCAAATTCTTTATATTTAATATTTTGTTCTATAACACAATACTCAGCAACATTTAGTTTAAATATTCTGCCTAATTCAACCATCGGTACAAACTTTTCACCATTATGCTCAATCGGTTTTGTGAGGTCGGAAAGTGGGTGAAGAATGGGTTTATATACGTTTTTGTGTCTTGAAAATGGCATGCTTGGGTTTTCTGGATATGTAATTTCTACCATGTCATTTAACACCTTTACAGACACTAAACCGCATATTAAATTATCGCATTTTACTTTTAATCCAAAAGGCAAACTCATTGCCATAAATCATTGTTTGTTCATTGTGCTAACTGTTTATAAACCGTTTTATAATTATCCATTATATACCTAATCTCAGCCTGTTGACCGATAGATTTGCTGCTAATATACACAATAGACCCATCGCAACTAATGTCGGCTAAATGATTACCGTATAGACTAAATACTCGTATACTTCCGGCTAATGATACAGGTTTGATAAACTCGAAATTGATTTGTTCTTCAGGTTCTTCAACCTCTTTGCTAAAATAGATTCTGATTAAGAAAAATAAGATTGATAATAACGCTAAGATTATTAGCGTAGTGATTAGTGTTTTCATGGTTCTATTATTTTATTGATTGATTTTAATGCTGAATTATAGGCTCTAATGAATTGTTTGCGATTTGACTTTCTTTCATTAGCCCATTCTATATAATCAAATGGATTTGAAAACAATTCTATATTATTTCCAAGCGTAGACAGCGTAACACATATAAGCTCTTTTTCGCTCTTAAAGTAAAAAGAATGGCAATTCGTTTTTGTATATAACGGGAATATAATTTCAACTTCCTTTTTTCTTGTTGTCGTAATTTCAATAGTCTTTTTCATATTGCTATTATTAATTGGTTAAGTACGTCACTATCGACATACTGATAAAAATTAGATTTGTCTGTTAGTTGGATTTGCATTTTTAATTGATTTATAATAAATATCTGCTGCTCCCTTATCTTTAAACTTCCTATCCGCAACGATACAAGGAGTTGTGTGCCCTTTTAATTGCTTGGGGATATAAACTATCCAATCTAAATTAAATCTGTGTACGCCTTCTGTATACTGTTTATGATTTCTCTCGGCGTATGGTTGTCGGATGTTGTTCATGGTGGTTAAGGTATGGAAAGCCGGTGTAATCTTTGAACTAAATGTAGTGCCAAAGTCATATAATCTTTGACTTGTGACTCTGAAGGTAGTTCTTCGTATTCATAAGAGCATATAGCCTGCAAAGTGTCGCAACCTGAACACGACCCGTAATAAGTATCCGTAACGATATAGTCATCTACTGATGGTTGGTAGCAACCTTTTGGGATAATAAAAATTTGCGTTCCTTGATAATCTCCATCATCGATAACGGTCATTTTATCGACATTAAATTCTCCGATGCAACAATAAAATAACGCTTTTACAATATCCTTATAATTAGAATACTCTTCTTGCTTTGTGGTTCTGAAATACTCTTCAAGCTTATGCTTGTTTTCTTCCCATTGTTTAATAATTTCTGGTATCATAATACTAAATTTTATTGGTTTAAATAGTAAATAATTTTTCTATCGCTCTTTTACTCCCTGTGTCTTTGGTCAGTGAGCTAACCTGCTCTTTTTGCCAAACACATTTAAAGTCGTCAGGTGCATTATATTCACTTATAAATATGGTATGTCCTTCGGCTTTCATTTGTCTACACCAGTCCCAAAATTCGGTATGGTTAAATTTGTCTTTGTATCCGGTACTGCCAAAATATGGAGGATCACAATAAATGATACAGTTTTGCTTGAATTTAAGGTCTAAATATGATTTGTGGACTAATTGTACACCTTGTAATAATGGAGACTGATTTAGTGCGTTTCTGTACGATTCAGCCACATAATCACGGCTATCTAATCCATCCCTACACCATCCACCCATCCATTTACCGCCATAACTGAATGCAAAGCCCGCATAACCTTTATATTTATAATCGCCAGACCTTAAATTTTTATAGTCTTCTTCGGTAAATTGTTTATTGTCTTGTGGTAAATCACAAATACAGTCCCTGATAGCTATCATAGCATTGATCACGTTTAAGTTACTATCACAGCCTACCCGATTATCTGTTACTTTATCCAACGTATTACAACCACCGCAAAACGGCTCTACATACCACTGTCCTTCTTTTCTGTTCTCTAAAATTATAGGCAGGATGTATTTTGCTATCCTGTTTTTTGAACCCATGTATTTGATAAAAGCCTCTCTTTCTTTTTAAGTTTAATAACTCGATTTTAATAACTCGTTCCATAAATCTTTTCAAATAAGCAACAAAGTGGAGTTGCATGTATTGTAATTCCATCTTTAGTAGCGTAATAAATAGACGTTATACTTCTAAGATCATTCCTACTTATAATATAGCCATCGTTAGTCATTTTATCGGTCATATCTTTTATCTTTTTCTCCGCTGCTTCTCTCTCAATTTTTATCATTCTCTCTGCGTAAACCCTGCGTTCCTCCTTTTCGAGCTCAAGCTTTATTTTAGCTTCTGTTGCTCTTTTCATTTCCTGTTCGGCAATTTCCAAAAGTGCTGCTTTCTCTTGTTCGAAAATTTCTGATAGTCTCAATTTTTCATCTTCTATCTTGGCTAACCTTTCATCCTCTAATCGCTTGGCGTGTGCCACCTCCAGATCCTTCCATCTTTGAGCTTCTAAGGCTCTTAGTTTGGTCATAAACTCATAATCTGCTCTGTCGTTTTCGTATCTCATTTTAGTGCCTTTTAATTTGTTTCAAATACTTGTTATATTCCCTTGCCCCATATATCGCTTCAAACAAATCACAAATAGTCTCCCCTTGTACAATCTCATCCGCACTTTTAGAGGCGAAATAGGACGTTGTAGATGTTTTTACTGACCAACCATCATCCATTATTTTTTTAAGCATTTCCTGATCGTAATTCTTTTTTCTGGCAGGATGTATAGCCTCTCTGTTTTCAATTTCCTTTTTTCGATATTTTTCTAAGAAGGCATCGATTGATTCTGCCATTCTATCATACTGACTTATAGGTATATTTCTATGCAGTGTTTTGCGTGGTTCTTTTGGCTTTTGTCCTGCACCTTCCCTTTTACCGCCATGATTTGTTTCGTTACTCATTTTGTTACGTTTTTAAATTAATAATGGCAAAGATAATGCTTATTTGATTATTGATAAAGACCATTCAAGTTAATAATAATTAAAACAATCAAGTTATTTTGATTATACTTAAATAAACTTGATTAGTTATATGGCAAAACTTGATTATAGATATAGTTGTTTTGATTATTCTTACCTATTACGATTTAATGTATTTTAAAGATTTCAGAGTAAATCCCGTAAACACTTATTAATATACTTGATTAATGATATTTGTTATTCAAGTATGATTTAGTAAGGATAATCAAATGAATGTAAGATTGATCAAGTTAGTTGGTTATTGGCAATATACGGCACTTAAAGGTTAATTCAATTAACATTGATGAATATCAATTAGTTAGCTTTTATTATACTTTAGATTTTAGTTGTAATGATTTGGTAATTTGATAGTTAGTGGAATAATTATATTTCATTAACAACTATCCTTAAAATAAGTTAAATTACATTATAGTAACTGCATTCTATATTTATTAACTATACTCTAAATCAAATACTTAACTATAAATAATAATATATACTATAAATATATATACTATATAAAATTTATATTATTTATTATATTAGATAGTAATTAAAGAGTAGAGTTAATAAAAGATAAGAGAGGCAAAATGTTGTAATAAAATAGGGCTGAAAAATAAAAATAAAACTATAAAAAGTGTAGAAGTTTGATTTTTATGTGTCGAAAATATAGTATATGTAGTTAAATGTAGATAAGTATTTAATATATAAGCACTTCTCATTTTTTATTTTTATTTCCTATTTGGTATTATTAGATAACATATTATTTATCAGCAGTTTCTACCAATTTTAAGAATGATTCCTTGGTAAAGCCAAATGATTTTTCCCACAGTAAATTTGACTGTACGGAAACGAACTCATATATTTTAAAAACGTCCTGCTTTGAAATTAATTCCCTGTATTCAGCACGTAGGCTTTTGTAATCGACATAAATAATATAAACAGTATCATTGTGAGTACATACGGGAGTTAATCTCCCTATAGTACTTAAAACAGCGTTAGAAGCATAGCTTTTTAGTAATTTAGTATCGGGAGTAATACGAGAATGATCCTTAACCGCTTTATTGAACTCTTTGTAAATAATTGCTATTGCCTGCCGAAGCGGTACAGGTCGTTTGTTGGTCGAAATTTGAACAGTCCCCGAATTACGAGGCATTCTATATGATCCTTCCGTTATTTCCTCAAATGGGCACAAATACGCCCTATCCCCTGTTACTGCATAAGGGAATATAAATCTACAATTACCAACCGGAAAACTTCTTTGAGGCGCGACGCACACAAATCCATAGTCAGTAAACCACATTTTAAGACCATCAGAAGACAAATCAGGTGTTGAGGTTGGTGTTAGTACATAATGTTTGAAACGTAGCGTAAATGAGCCGTTTAAAATATCGTTATGACCAGCATTTGCTGGCTTTTCTTTTACGAATGTTTTTTGTACTAAATCAGCAATTGAGTACTGTTCTAATTCGAGCATGACAAACCCGTTATAAGTCTCTATAAATACGCCTTCTATTGTCCTAACACGTCCTAAATCACTTAACAAATAACCATTGTAATCTGGGATAGTACGCCAATTTTCTTGTATTTTTTGTTTTTTCATAAGAATATATAAATTAAGCCCTAATCAAAATAATCCGTGTCTCACTGCGAATTAAATCAAAAAGGGCTTTTAAAGGGTTAATTACTATGTGAGACAGTAATTTGATACAAAGATAATCAAAATAAATGGATAAAGGTCTATGAATCAAAGTACATTTTAGAGGAATCAACATCTATTTCATCAAATTTCTTACATAAATCTTTATACGTATAACTTTTCCAGTCATTTACATGCTTAGTTGCAATAACTCCAGTCTTACCTACAAAATTAATATCCATTCCGAATGTATCAAAGTCAACCCAATTTGTTTTATTGTTTTGGTATTGTATTCTTTCATTTTGAAGTCGGGCAATATCGTACTGGGTTTGGGAAAATATCTTATTCGTTTTCATATTGTCGGCTTTTATTTTTAGTTTAAATTGAATTTCATCAATACAGGCCATTGTTGACCCTTAATAATCCTGTTTGTGTCAAATATGTAGACATAGCAGCCTACTTGAATATAGTTTGTTTCCATAATTGTTTGGATGTTATAGATTTTGTCTATATTGATTTTAAAGCGTTTTAAGAGGGTTTAATTTAAAGTTGTGTGATTATATTAAATAGAATCTTTGTGCGTACCATAAAGCACCCAGACCTTATACGGATACATATTCTTTCCTTTGTCCCATTTAGCGACAGTTAGATTTAGTATTTCTTTTTCGTCGCGGTCTACAATAGCATTCTGCCTGCCATTAATAGCAGTGTGTACAAATAATTGATTAGATGTCATTTTATTTATTTTAGTACAGCTACTAAACTTGTAGGATCTATATTTAAGTCATGTAAATACTTACAATACGGGGTGTATTCAGCCGGCATATTGTGCCCTATATTCCAAATGTGATATCCTGCGGGTGCTTTTTCTTTTACTTCAAACGTGTAGGTCGGAAAACATAATTGCTTTACTGTTAATTTATTCCCCGTTATTTCGATTGTTACATTTTCATTCGTTTTCATGATTTTTTCCGCTTTGAACGGATTTTTTTAGTTTGTTGTTTGTTACTGTATTTCAGTCCATTAAAATACAAGATTTAAAGTAATGCTTTAACCAATTCGATTGATTTGTTGTTCACTCATGTACGGTGAATTTCGACGGGTTAAAGTTCTATTCAATAATTCTACCTATTTCGTTAAAGATAGCAGGTAGTACATCTTCGTTAATACGTTTAGTTTCTACCTCGTTAATTATAATAGATTTACAGGGGTTAGTAGTGTAATGACTCCCACCCCTGCCAAGCACCTCAGCCGTTTCTTTTAGCGTGTATGCAGTTGTAACCAACTCAACAAAAACCCACAAATTTTCTTTTATCTTTTCGTTTAAATCATAATCAGCCAACAAAGCATCGTACACGTTTTTACCGTTTGCGTATCCTGATAAATGATAATGTTCATTTCTATTTCCTAAATAGCCGAATCCCCAATACCACGAACAATCCCATGATGGTTTTGATAAATAAATACGTTCGTTATCTGATTTTCTTACTCCGAAAAACACTTTTGATAATCCGTTAATTGCTTTCATTTGTCTATATTTTTATAATTGTTAATACCAACGTGTAACTCCAAAAATCTGTTTAACCATTTTGCGGTCGTATTACTTTGCGGTTGTCCTTCAGTGATTTGTACTTTCCCATTTTCAATAGTACAAACAATTGTATCGTAAGACTGGAATACAATTTTGTTATCACTGAAAAAATAACATTGATTTGGTGCAAGGAATTTAACTGTTTTCATAATATTAGTCTTCTTTAAAATATTTAATAAACTTTTTAATTTTAACAACTGCACACTTGATGAAGTATGCTATAATAAATAATTCTATCGATATAAAGATAAGCTTTTCGAGGGTCATAACTGGTCTTTATTTGTTCCGTATAACACCCAAACTTTATAAGGATACATGTTCTTTCCTGTGTCCCATTTTTCAACGGTGCTCCTTAATACTTCCTTTTCAATTGGATTTGTAACAGAGTTACTCCTGCCATTAATAGCGGTGTGCACATATAATTGATCTTTTGTCATAATAATATAGATTTATTTTCATTAAAGAATAATACAGAGTCATTAATATCAATCCTATGACCCTCTTCAGTACCGTTATCCATAGTGCACAGAACAAATGTCCTGCTTCCTATGTGCTCCATTGCATCAATTGACATCACTATACCGCATTGTAGCTGTATACGTGTGTCGGGCTTAATGTCTGTTATGTGAATCATAATAATAGTTGTTAGTTGCTCAACATTGAGCATCGTATAGATAGGCAGAACCAACCGCCTATCTCTTACTTTGTTCTATTACGGCATTTCACCGAAGTAAACAACACTATGTTGTACGGTTAACAGCATTGCACTGAAGGTTGTCACCCTATGTTTTTAATTGACCTATAACAGCATTTCACTGAAGCGGTCACCTATGTTCTTTAGTTGCTTCCTTTCGCAACCTATGTTCATCATGTCAAAGAACTTTGTTATTGTGAATGCGCCTAATCTAATAGGCTGCACCCGGTATTAGTTTAGATAAGCAAAGTTACCTGTTACAAGCAATGCTACTACAGTGATCAATACTACTGCTACTGCTATAAGTCCGGTAAGTTGTTTAGTTGTAAAGAGTTTCATAAGGCGTTTGTTTTAGTTGATTAGTATGACACAAAGATAATATATTGAATTGATATATGAAAAGTATTTGTGTTAAAAGATTCAATTTAATATGTTAAACTTTTTGTTGATCAACATGTTAGTTTGTTTCTTTGTTGATGTAAAGATACACATATCATTTCGATTGACCAAACATTATTGCATATATTATAGTTAAAGATTGTTAAAATAAAGATTTGGAAGGGAGGGGTGCTTAGGGTATTTATTAACAATGTTAATATGCGCTATGCCGCTTAAAAATTCGGGGTCAAAAACGTAAAATCTTTTTCCCTTCACCCCTAAATCTCAAAAAATATCCGACCAATTTTTGACCAAAGTAAAAACCTGTTGTATAACATAAATAAATATGAGTTTAATTGGGTTGAACATATTATCTTTGTATAAATAATAATTAAAACCTCTCACTATTGGTTAAGTGAATAGTAAAATGAAAAAATTCTTTATTTATCAAGATGGAAAACTTGATTATTATGTTGCAAATTCTAAAAGGAATAAAACATTAGGAAAATTGGTGGGTCATATTTATGGTACTGAAACAGAAAAAGACATTTCAGTTGGATTTGAAAAAGGAGATGTAGTTTGTTTGATAAAAGAAAAGCGCATCGAAGTATCATCTTCTAAGTTTTATTGATTATGCTAATAGACATAGAACTAAAAATATCAGTAACCAATGATGGCTCGAAAAATAAAACTTCTTTTGAGACGCCAATGGATAAAACATTTTGCGAAGCATTTCTTGCATTAGAATTTGCTAAAGATGCGTTACAGGCTCAATTAGAAAATTATCTCAAATCATTGCCGACAAAATTGAATACTAAGCAATTTAAAGAGTTGTATAATACTATGGCGATTAAAGATTTGGCAATTACAAATTAATTGATTTACTTTGCAACGATAAACACTATCGGCGTTAAAGGTAAAGATGGTCGCTGCGAATAAATAAAACCTAAAACCATACATTAATAGGACGGTGCTGCCTATTTAAACCGCTTCTTTAGCTCAGCAGGTAGAGCCTATCATTTGTAATGATATTGTCGTCAGTTCGATCCTGACAGGAAGCTCAGTAAATAAGTCCAACCTAAGTCAGAAATTAGGAGCTGAGTAAGACTCGGAGTTGACATTTCGCAACTTGGCAACAGAAAGCGAAAGACAGGTGTTAAACTTAAAAGCAGTAGTCGGATGATACTGGATACTGTTACAAAAAATCAATAAAATGATAATTCCAATTTCAGTAATTACAATAGTCGGTACAATAGTCTTGTCGGCTATCATATTTTATTCAGGTTATTGTCTCGGTTATGATATAAGCGAAAAGCACAGAGATGACCACTAAGCGCATCCACGAAATCGACATTCAAATCTATCCACGTAAAATATGGGTAGTAGATTTAAGAGGAGTTGAATGCATCGAGTGTTTTATAAAAGGACTAAAGTTTAAAACTAAAAGAACTGATGGAACGTTTAAGTTAATACATGATGGATATAAATCTAATTATTTTGACAATGTAAGAGCATCTGTGATTGAAGCTATAAGCTCAAAAAATGATATTGGCATTATAGTTTTTCTTTTAAATCCATGCGATGTTTCATCTGTAGTCCATGAATCGGTTCATATTGCAGATTATATATTTGAATCACTCGGAATGTCGAGCCAAAATTATTGTGATGGAAACGAACAATATGCTTATCTTGTTGAGTATGTGTTTAAAGAAATAAATAAAGTATATACCAAAAACTAATCACCATGGCAGCAAGTCACGAAAAGCTTCAATCACAATCGCACCTTTTTCTCCATAATGAACACCCAGAACTACGAGGATTATTCCATGCAAACTTTAATGGATTACCTTTGATATTAGAGAGAGTGATACCGTTAAACGTAAAACTAAGAATCATGTCGACTTTGAAGGCTGTAGGATTAGTTAAAGGGGTGTTAGACTATGAATTTTATTACGCTGGTAGATTATATATGTTTGATTTCAAGGTAGATAAAGATAAATTATCAAAAGAGCAATTGGAAGTTGGTGCTGCATTGGTAAAACAAGGTGGGGCATTTTGCGAGATAAGAAGTTTAGAGCAGTTTAAGGAAGAGATTGACTGTATATTAACAAATGGATGTTTAATATCAGAACTATGAAACAGATATGGAAATATAAATTAGATTATAAAGATGCTATTCAGCAAATAGAAGTTCCTGCATATTCAGAATTTTTATGCATTCAGCAACAGCTCGGAACTGTATGCTTATGGTATCTTGTAGAGCCTAATAACGAGCCTGTTGTAAAAAACATAGAAATATGTATGACGGGTAGCGATATGGCTGATTCAAATAGAATGTATCTTGGCACATGTCAAATACATGACGGATTTATTGTTGCTCATTATTTTGAATTATTATGAGCGAAGAACCAGAACTCGGCATACTCCGAATTACTTAAATAATTGTTAATTAGTTTACGAAGAATAAAAATAATAACCATATTTGTAGATACATGTTGCTGCATGTAAAACTAATTTATAAGTCCCTTAGAGTAAGTCAGGAAGCAGCAATTTCCTACTGAAATTTGGGACTATTTTTTTTATTATGGAAGAAATAGAGATTTGGAAGGATGTGCCTGAATATGAGGGTTATTACCAAGTCAGCAATTTAGGAAGAGTAAGGAGCGTTGATAGATTGGCTCTTAATGGATTTTGTATGAGAAAGGTAAATAGCCGTATTCTAAAGTCTGCAAATAGGTCTGGGTATAGGATATTTAGTATAAAAAAGAATGGAACGGCAAGAACTATGTCAGTTCATCAGTTAGTTGCCATAGCATTTTTAGGTCATACAATAAACGGAAACACATTAGTAATCGACCATATAGATGGGGATAAAACCAATAACAGATTATCGAATCTACATGTTGTAACATCGAGAGAAAATAATTCTATATGCTTCAAGAAGAACAAAGAAAAATACTCTTCAGAATTTACTGGCGTTAGCTTCTTTAAAAGAGATGGAAATTGGGAATCCTACATAACTACAAATAGAAAACGTAAATATCTTGGTCGTTTTCCAACAGAATTAGAAGCTCATAACGCTTACCAAAATGAACTAAAAATGCAATTATAGAGTAAATTAAAAAATAATGTATATATTTGCACAATAAAATTATAGATATGCCAGAAGAAACTCCTGAACTTGGAATATTGAGAATTACACAACCTGCTCGAAAGTCTGTTATGCTCGACGATTCTCGTGAACAATTCTGTCGCATGATTGTTTCTCGTGATGGCATCGAAAAAAGCTACAACGCTGCTTTTGGAGTTACTCTTAATGCGGATGATGCTAACAACATGGCATTATTACTATTAGAGAATAACGATGTTATAGCTCGTGTAAATCAATTAGAGAGAGAGCGGATTACCTATCGTAATTTAACGAAGGAATCGGTAGTTACCGGATTAGCCGATATGTTCAACGTATCCCTTGCAGACTATTTTAACGAGGATATGTCTGAGTTAAAAAAAACTGGAGAGTGGAGCGAGGCAATGCGCCTTTCCGCTAAAAAAATTGAGTTCGGTAAATTCGGAGTGAAATTTGAGATTGCGGACAAAATGGCAATAGTGGATAAGATAATAAATATCATGCAGTATGCTCAACCCGCACCAAAAGAGATCAGCGACTCAGGGTTATCGAAATATACAGATAAAGAACTTGCTGAAATGGCAGGGGTTGAGGTGGATTATCAAGAGGTGAAACAAAGTAAAAAGAAGTAAAAATTATGCTCAAACTAAGACAAAATGCACCGACAAGAGGGGATTGTATGTCAGGATACGAGGTTATCCTTGACAAGGATTATACAGTAAAAGAATTATTAGACGAAGTTCTATCAAGAACTGGTGAGTGGGGCTATTTCTGCGTAAAAAATGGAAGTAGTATCGAATATAGATATGGTAAATGCTTATCTGCATTAAGCGGAATTGACTCACAAAAACAAGTATCATCGGTCAACGCAAGCGGAGGATATTCAAGAATGGATTATACAATTAACACTAAATAAAATGGATATATCACTATCACTTGCAAAACTTGCAAAACAAAAAGGATTTAAACCAACAACAGTTAAATTCTATTCAGACAAGAAAAACGGTTCACGCAATTTAGCAGAACCTAAAAGTTTTAACACTATAAAAGCAGATGAGCAATACGGCGAAATGTATGCTTGTACTGATATTGAGGTACTTAAAAAGTGGTTCAAGATTAAGGGTGATAATGAAGAGGAGATGATTGATGCGCTGAGTTTAGTTGGGATGGCTACGACAAAGGTTGAAGAACCTGCCCCTATTGTTGACTCCTCCAAAGAAGTAGAACCTATAGACGACAAGGGATGACACCAAAAGAAAAAGCACAAGAGTTGGTTAATAAATTTGACCACATATCACTCGATATAGATTATTCAGGTGTAAAAGATGCTGTTATAATTTGCGTTAATGAAATTATATCAATTTGCACGCAATATAAATTTATTGAGTATTGGAATAAAGTCAAGAAAGAAATAGAATTGCTATAAATGGAAAAACAGACAATACTCGATAGACATTCGCTCGAAATGAAGGCTGCTGCAAGGATAGAGCTTCGCAGGAGAAATATCAAGCGTGGTGATTTTTGGGAGTATTGCCTATACCACGATTTTAAGTTTTATTCAAGACGACCATTCCTAAAAGACATAGCAGAAATTTTACAACGTGTATACGATTCATATAAGAACGAAGAAGTTATAAGAGTGGCAATTAGCCTCCCGCCGAGGTCAGGAAAATCGTATATTGTCTCTCTTTTCTGCGCATTTATGTTAGGTCACTTCCCCGATAAGTCTGTAATGCGTAATACATGTACATCTACTCTATATGAAAAACTTAGTAAGGATGTTAGAGAAATAGTCGGTGCTGATAAATGGTACGGGTTATTTGGTGTTAGATTACGTTCCAAAGGAGTAAAAACATGGGCATTAGAAACCGCAACCCAAAGTAGTTATTTTGGTGGCGGTACGGGTGGAACTATTATCGGTATCGGTGCATCCATGCTTGATATATCGGATGACCTTTATAGAGGTATCACAGATGCCCTCAGTGAGTCCGTAAATCAAAAGACAATAGAATGGTCAGAATCAGCAAGGGGTTCACGTGTTGAGCGTGGATGCTGCCAAATTGATGTGGGCACTCGCTGGAGAACAAATGATATTATCGGCATAAATGAAGCTCGTGGCGATTATAAAAAAGAAAACATTATTAAGGTGTCGGCTCTCACTAAAAAGAATAAGTCATTTTGCGAAGATGTTCAAAGCACTGAACACTATCTCGATGTAAAAAATAAGATTGCCGAACCAATTTGGTTTGCAGAATATCAACAAGAGCCAATTGATATTAAGGGTAGACTATTTGACCATGATGACTTAAAATGGTATGATGGCAAACTTCCGATTGATTCAATGGATTCAAATTTAGGCGTATGTGACGTTGCAGATGAAGGACATGATTATTTATCTGCTCCTCTTACAAAGAAATACGGAGATTTGTATTATATTTACGACTGGATTTTTACAGACCAACCAGTTGAGGTTACAGAACCGTTATTGATTGGGAATTTGAATGAAAACAACGTCAATCTAATGCGATTTGAGAGTAATAATGGTGGACGTATATTTGCTTTAGGCATTTCAAAAGAGGTAGAAACAAATGTTACATGGCAGTTTACCACATCAAACAAAGAGACTCGTATCTTTACTGATAGTGCATGGATTAAGAATCATTGTGTATTTAGAAATGACGTAAAGCCGGGAAGTCAATACGATAGAGCATTACAACAATTGCTAACTTACTTAGCTAAAGTAGAAAAACAAAAAGATGATGCTCCCGATTCATTGAGTATGCTAAGAAGATTTACTGACGAGATGGGATTTAATAATAAGGTTGTAGAGTCTAAAAGCGGTAGAAGTAATTGGGAGAGCATTGAGATTGGGATAAATCAGATAAATATATAGCCACAATTTTACCAATAAATTATATACAATAAGCATAGTTAATTTATATATTAACTCATAACTAATTAATAATAAATAATATAAAAATGGATGGAGAATTAGGATTATCATTGGGATTATCCCCAGATCATTTAGATATAGAGCAAATAAAAACTCTATCCTTTTCAGAGCAGTTAACCATTTTACGCAAAAACTGTAACCGTATTACCTATGGTCAGATTGCGAGGGATATTCGTTTCTACGAAAATCATCACCCGATACATATAGACCAAGACAAGGAAGACTACTATGTGATGGAGGATGTTGAAGCCCCAGATGGTAAGATTGAAAAGAAGTCAGTAAAAGTTCGCCAAACTAAACTCGCTCTACCATATCCACAACAAATAGTCGCTAACATGGTGGCTTTTCTGTATGGGAATGATATTGATTTAGTGCTGAATGGTAATCGCAACGACCAAAACATTCAGGATGCTTTTGCTAAGTTTACCGATATTTGGAACAAAGACCTACGTATGATGTCGCTGATTAAAAAAGCAACAAGAATGTGCGGAATTGAGACAAGATCTGCAATTCAATTTATGTATGATGGAGTTAGTTTAAGGGGTAAGGTGCTATCATTTAAAGATGGATATAAGATTTATAGACATCGTGATGATGCGAACAAGATTGATGCTGTTACGATTGAATATAAACGTGATAAGATAGTCGATGGAGTACTTAGAATGAATGTTCCAACTACCGAGATATGGACTGACTTAGGCGTTGATAGATATGAAGGAGTTACTTTCATTGAGCATATTGATAACCCCATGCAGACTAAAAAGTTATTGTTCGCTTATCTCGAACAAGATGCATCGGAATTTGAATATGTAAAAGACCTTATATCTCTTCAAGACTATTCTCGATCAATGCACTCGGACGTAAATGTCCGTATCGGTAATCCGGCATTAGTAGTTCATGGTAAATTATCCAAAAAGCCAGTCTACAATGCAACCGTAAAAATATACGAGATTGATGGAGCGAGTGGATTCGATGCCAAAACAGGTAGCAATGCCGACATGAAGTACTTAGAGGTTACATCAGCTCCTGAATCTATTAAACTTGAAATGCAGAATAACGAAAATGATATTTATCGCTTTACATGGCCTGACTTAAATAAGTTAATGACCGATATGAAAAACGGTAACTTATCAACTCAATCAATGAAACTCACATTCTTGCAGGCTTTTGTTAAGGTAGCAGAAAAACGTGAAATTCACGATGAGTTTATTTCAAGAATTATCAGTATCGTAAAAGATATGGCAACTGAGCTATACCCCGAACTTACAGGAATGAAGGATTTGGATATTAGTTTCAATTATAATTCTCTATTGCCATCATCGGTTGATGAAACAGTTAATATGCTTGCAGTTGCTGTTGGTGCAGGTATTACATCTGTTGAGAATGCTGTCAGGATATTGACTATTAATACGCCTGAGACAATGGAGGAACTCAAAAGTGAAACGGCAGCAGAGGCGCAATTAAAGGCTAAGGTTGCAGCAGATGCAGCAGCTAAGGCAAAGGTTGAAGCTAACTTAAAAACTACTGCAAGTGCGGCAGAGAATGTAAGAAATCAGGGAGGGGTAAATTAAGATGGAAAAGAAAAATTGGAAATTAGAAGTATTAGCATTTATATTTATGTGTATATTCATTCCAATAGGATATGCTATATTCGTAATACAGCAATTTATTGAGTTTTTAAAAACGATATTTGATATGTACGAGTTTAAGGATAGTCTACAAAGGACTGGAGATTCAATAACTGAAATTAGGTATAAGATTTATAAATATAGACATTCTAAAACTAATAACAATCTTTAACTATAAAAAAGTTATACTAAATAAAGAATTAATTATATTTGCAACAAATTAAATAAACACTATGATTGAAAATGAAGTAATAGTCAGTAAACTCCAATCGGAGGGGATTGATGAAAAACTCGCAATTGGGATTTCGTTTGAAACACAGGAGGCGTTAGATGCATGGGTTGGTACTGCCAAAACATTCACTGCGAAACCGAAAGACATTACGGAATATACAGAAGACGAGTTAAAGAAATTAGCAGACGGAGGTACGGTTAAAACTTTGCAGGCTCTTCTTGATAAAGCGAGAAGTAAACCAGCAGAGCAATCTAAACCTGCCGAAACAGTGGTTTCACCAGAACTAAAAGCAATACAAGACAAACTTGACTTACTTATGGGTGATATTAAAACTACGAAAGAAACTACCGCAAAAGCTCAATTCGATGCTTATGTCGAAACAAAAACCAAGGGATTTGACCCGTTAGAAGTAACCATGCTTAAAAGCTCACTGCCAATTACTGCTACGAATGCAGAAATTGATGCTGCCGCTGATAAGTATCGTCAATTAATGGTTAGTCGAGGTCTTAAATCTTATGCAACAAGTTCGAGTTCAAGCGTAAATGCGTCAGATGGCGATAAGTCTGTTTCAGATTCAGTCAAAAGGTTACAGGAAAAAAGAGATAAACAATTAAAAAAATAAACAATGGCAAAAGATTTAGAATTTTTTGACGCTCCTATTAATGATCCTAAGATTTGGGATCATAATAAGCAATATACCGATGGTAAAGGTGGAGGATATTTCGCTGCATCATCTGGAATAACAGCTGGTACAACGGTAAAATTAGGAACTCCGATATATTTCGATCTATCTACGCATATAGTTCACGTTGTGAAGAACGCTCTTGTAATAACAGGTGGAACTACTACCGCACCAAGAGTTTCAAAGAAAAATCTTTTATCAGTTGGTGAATTTGTATACGTATCGGGAGATGCTGTCGCAATTAATTCGATTGATAAAACAAATGCAGCGTACGATACGCTTACTTTGAGTGCCCCGTGTGTCGGCGCAACTGCTGGCGCATATTTAGAACAGGCAACAGCAGCTGGAGCTACTCCTGCTTTGAAATATGCAGTTAATGCCTTATTGGGAGAGGCTGTAAAAAATGTACAGGGTGGAGAACGAGTAATGCCTGTAATGTGGGTTTTTGAGTTGATTAATTCCGCTAAATTACCTTATGACGTTTCGCCTGCAACAGTTGCAGCATTAGTATCTAACGGTTTTAAAATAGTATAACCATGGAAAGATTTCAAGATAAAGTAAGCGATTCAGGGATGTTTCAAGCATTCATTACTGATTTAAACCCTATTTTTACAGAGACTGTTTATAGTAAATACTTAACCCCACGTTTCAATGAAACAAAGGACTGGAAAGGTATTGAAAAAGCCATCAATATGCCAGTAATGGCTTCATTGATTGACGAACATTCTGGGAAACCAATCATAGGAACACAAGCTCCTGCCGAATTAAGAGGTACTATTCCTCACTTTGGTGATAAATATCCTGTATCATCTGATGAACTGCAAGAAATTCGCAGGTTGGAGGATTTTATTATGAAGAATGTAGAAAGTGGAAATGCAGAGGTTGCAGATCAACTGACTGACCAATTAACCGAAATTCTTTCAGGCAGATTCGATAAATTGAGTCGTAACCCATTGGTAACTATCGACAAGTTGTTACTTGAAGAATGGTCGAATGGAACTGCTACTATTGATTCAGATAAGAATTTAACAAAAATTCCATATCAGATTGATTTTGTGGTTAAGAAATATCACGTAGGAACTGTTTGGAGCGAAGCTGCAAATGCTACCGCATTAGCTGACCTTGACAAATTTGTAAATAAAGTTTGGAAAGATTTAAAGATTAAAGTGAACACTTTGAGTTTGAATCCAGATGAAGTTCGCAAGTTGCTGGCTCAAACATCCACCAAAAATGCTATCACTGGATATATTACTGGTGGTTCTGGACAAACTAAAGTTATAGGTATTCCATCTTCTGAAAATGTGAATATCGTTCTTAATGGTCAGTACAGGATTCCTGCATTGAATGAAGTTGACCATACCATTGCTATCGGAGACGATAACGGTAATGTAGTTAGCCAATTCTACGGATTCCTTGATGGACGTGTAGCCGCTACCATTGGCACTGACTTGGGTTACTATATGTACACTCCAGCCGCTGAACAATGGATGCCAGACCAGAATTATAATTACGCTGTTACCGAAGGAAATGTACTGCTTTCTTCTCGTTCAGAAAAAGGCAATTTGACATTAGAATCCGATTTGTCGGCTCTCCCTGTTCTGAAAATCAGAAAGATTATGGCTATTTTGGTAACTGATGATACAACTACTGGTTCAGCTTTAGTATAATGACTAACATCCAAGCATATATGTCTTATAACCCTGACGTAACGGTAGCAACCCTTACGTTAGGTTTGTATGATATAGATGTAGAAGGGTCGCAGGATAATAAGCCGTCAATGGCTTTAGGCATGATCGGTAAGGCTATTTCAGGAGATTATAAACAAGGAAGTACATCAGAAACTACATCGAATGAATCAAGGTCATACCTATATAATATGGGTAAGGCTGTTTTAAATTCAGTAGGTATAGTTTATATCGAACCTAATGTTGGAACTATCGTAACTGGAAGCTCATGGTAAGATATCCGTTTTTAGCAACAATAAAAGGAGAACCTGTACTTGATGAAAACGGTGATCCTATTAGCGAAGGAGTAGATATACCATTTTTTGCAGATTATCAACCGACAATCGGTGGAGAAAAAGTTAGCTATGCAGGTTCTTTTGTCGAGGTTAAGTATAAATTATTTGTTTCACCGACATCGACTTTGGATTTCAAAATAGGTTCTGAAGTAACTTGTAATAATAGCGAGGGAGTTATTGTTTCAAATTTTCCAACAAGTTTAAATATAGAACTGTGGGTCAAATGATACAGAAGTGGACGTTACCACAAGTTATCAGCAAACTTAATAAAAAAACAGAGGTTGCTTTTGACGAGGGAAAACTCACAGATGCATTATTCGATATTTGTAAGGAAATTGCCGAGAAAGCTCAGTCAATTCACACTTATAGAAATGTAAAAGGTGAACTCGAATCGTCTATTGGAATTGTAATTCTAAAGAACAGAGAGGAAATTATAAAATGGGAGAACTTGCAGGCGACTTCTGGAACAGACCCAGCCCGCGGACTTTCAGATTTTAAACACGCTCTTGACGAATTTATTATCGGCAAATCAGAATTACCAGATGGAACTCATATACCTGAAATAGGAATTGTTGGAATAGTATTTGCAGCAGCACCTTATGCAGGGATAGTAGAAACAAAAGGAAGAACGGTTTTAGATAGCTTTACACCCGATGCAAGTGAGGTTTTTAGTTTTATAAAAATGGCAATTATATGACCAATACGATATTTAGTGTGATTGACCAGCTTAGAGTTTTGCTTGCTGATGTAGGAATACCTATATATAACGAAGTAAAAAAGGATGCTGAAACAGGAAAATGTTTTGTATTGACCTATATTCCGATAAAAAAGACGTATATTAGCAGCACGAATGATATAGTAATTCTTTTATATGTACCTAAAAAAGGGGGTTTATACGATAAATTAGTAGTTGAGTCATATTGCAATACAGTATCTCTAAAATTAAAATCATTCGTAGCTGCTAATGGTCAGATAAATTTCAATGAACTCGTTGACCCTTTTACAGATAACTTAGACAGTAATTATACTGTCACAACTTTTAAAATAAGAACAATTAACTATTAATAAAATAAAATTATGGCAGCAACAAGCGGTGTTATCAATATAGTAGAGTTCGTCTCTGCTGAATATGCAGATGTAGATTTAAGCTCGTCAACAGTACCGACCGTGCTCGTTTCTATCACTGCGGATCAATTAAAACAAGGTTCTTTCAGTTTGGATATTCCAGAAGAATCAGTTACGAATGATTATACGGAAGATGGGGAAACTTACAATGTGAGAACTACTCCAAGTGCTAAAAAAGCAGTTTTAGGTTTAGTTACCGCAACCGCAGAAACTATTGCTGACTTAACATCGGCAGTATTGACAGCAGGAACGGCAGGGTCTCCGACAACACCTGACAAGTTGAAATTTGGTACATCTGCATCGGAAACTGTAGTAAACAAATATGTAAAAATTACAGGTAAAAACTCTGATGGCAAAACTATTACGGTTGAGTTATTCAACGCTAAACCTACCTATTCATGGTCAGGAGCAGCAGGAAAGAGTACAGAACCACAACCGTTTACTGTTACATTCAATGTAATGCGTCATCGTGTTTATGGAGCTTCTTTCCAGATTAGTCCAGCATTCTAAAAATAAATTTGCGTATCATTAAAAAGGCTGGAGTGAGAGTTCCAGCCTTTATTATTTAAACAATTATTTTTTCAATTAGATTTTATTTTTATCTTTTTTCTCCATCTATCTGTTATTTTTGGTTCAAGTCGGTCTAATGGAAAATCGCACCCATCATTATAAGCATCGGTAAACTCTTTCAATGAATCGAATATGCATACCCCTCCTGCATAGATAAATTTATCTCTTACTGTATCATAAAATCCAAATGATTTTGTATCATCGCCATAAATACCTTTCATTTCTACAAATCTTACCATCTTTTTTTTTCTGTAAAGTTAACTTCTTTATATCCTTTTATATATCCTTCATCATAGCCTTTATTGAATGCCTATACATAAATATCTACCGTTTGTTTTTCCATTTTGATTTGATTTGATTTGATTATTCTTCTATCTCGTATATTTTAACACTCCCAGGATAAGCAGGTTTTTGAATTTTGCATAATTTAGATATATTTGCGGTAATATCATCTACCGCTTTATTATATCCATCACGATAACCTCTAATCTTTCCTGCGCTATAAGCGTCTCCTATTGGATTTAAATTTGATTTTATTACATTTTCTCTTCCTTCGGATAAGACATTGGTGGCCCTCTCTGCCATTTCTTCCGACATTCCTTCTATCTTATTATCATCCATTATTTTACCTGAAATACAATCTCTTAAAAGAGATATATCTGACTCACTTGATTTTACAGACAATTCATGTAGTTTATTCGCACCTGAGGACATAGAAGATAGCGTAGTATTTAATACTTTAAATTTTGGAATATGACCAAATACGTCTTTTTTATTTTTCATAACTTATTTCATTTTTTTTCTGTAAATACATCTATTTTCTTTCTGGATACATAGGTAACTTAGAATCACTTGCGTACTTTCTTCTTATTCTGGAATTAATGCAATCGTTAATCTCATTAGCAAACTGATTATAAGTACGATTAATCTCAACATAATTAGCATCCTTGATCGACTCAGGGACGGAAGAAATCGCTAGATATTCCATTTTCATTTTTTCATTTTCCATTTTGATTTTATTTTTAAAGTGTTTATACTAACAAAATACTTTTCTCCATTTCGTCAACCTCTGATAGTTTTTCGTCGATTCTACCCTGAAGTTCATAGTTATATTCATCATTGGTTTGTTCTCTGTAAAAGTACAACGATGCTGATTGCCCTGCCGTTACTTCTACTTTTGTTGCTCCGTTTAATTTTGCTTTGTTGACAATATCCTCTAATTCGATAAGCGTTAGCTCAAAGCAACCATCATCCCACCCAGCTCCATGCTGTGATACTTTTACATAACTCTTGTTGTTACTCATTTTGATTTGATTTATAAAAATAGCCCAATCTAAAATTAGCAGGAGTCGAAGTCTGCTTCATTTAAAAAGGGCTTTTATAGGTTAATTGCTATATTTCGACTCGCAATTATTTGACAAAGATATATCATTTATTTCACTCTTCCAAACTTTTTCTTATGTTATACAACACATTTAGAAATAAATAGTTATATTTGCACAATAAAATAATTTTATAATATGGAAAATCAAACAATAGAAGAATTTTTACTACAAGACTCGGAGAATATACTTCGACTTCCGTACAAATACAAAGAGTGGATGGTCTACCCGCTATCTATGGCGCAGATGGTAAAAATACAGCCTTATGTAGCAAAGATAACGAAAGTGGATTTAGATGGCTTACAAGAAAGCATAGAGAATGGTAGGTTAAGCGATTTTTTAGATTTTTTTGGTAAGTATGGCAAAGATATTATTTTTATAGTCAATACTATTGCGGGAGAAGACATATCGGAGAAAGCTACCCCCGATGATTGCATGGCTATATTAATCGGAGTATTGTATCGAATGGGTAAATCATCTTTTCTGAAATCTATCAACTTAATCCAAAGGTTGAGCCTACAAACAAGAGCGGGGTTAATAGCCGCAGAGAAAAGATATGTGACATATATGACTTCACAAAAATTATCGTAATTGCAAATCAAAATTTTGGATTTACTCCAGAATATACGTTATCTATGGGATGGACGTTATTGCAAAATATGATGACTGAATATAGTAGTATGAATAATACTGAAGAAGTAAAAGAAGAAATGAATATAACAGGAGTGATAAGAGGATAAAAATAAAGGCTGGAATTTTTAGTTCCAGCCTTTTATGTTATTAAATGTATATATTATCATAAAATAACTTTATATTATTTTCCCCTATTATATCTTTTATATACCAATGTTTGAATGATCCTTCAAAATCTTTCGATTCGGCATCTCGACTAAAATTATCTATGCACCAACAGTAATTTGACAGCCAATTATCTGCTAAATGCTGACATTCTCGTAATATATTCTTATTTGTTATGTCTGCTCCATTAATAGCATCGTTAAATAGCCTTGCAAGCTCTAATACACTAAGCCTATCATGTATTATTACATCACCATCTTTACATTGGTCAATAAATTCATATTTACAAATTGACCATTCAATTAACCTATCAGGTAAAGTGAGTTTGTTTCCATATATTTCCATTTTTATTTGATTTGATTTGATTTGATTTGATTTTATTTGATTCCATAATGGTCTATCTATTCTTGTTCCTATAACCATATTTAACCACTCCTCATCATAGCATCCTTTCTCGCGTGGTAGTATAGTTATACAATCAAAAGAGCGACCAATAACTGATGACTTATTTAAAATAGGAGTATATACTTTATCATCAAAAATGTCACATACATAGGAATTGAATGTTTCTATATCTCCGCATATTACGCCAACCTTTTCAACTAAAAGTTTTTTGTCTTTAGGTTTTATATTTTTTAGCATATCCCAATTTTCTTTTGGACTATCTATAAAGCCATTGGTAATTATATAATGCGATTTTCGAAACGTATATGGACATCTAAAATATACGACATCTCCCTTTGCATAAAATTTTGTTTTCATATTGATTTGATTTGATTTGATTTGATTTGATTTGATTTGATTTGATTCCAATTAAAAAAAAGAAATAGGTGTAGGCGCATAGAGTCGCCTCGTTTTTAACTTACCTGACGCTGAAACACAAATCCAGACAGCTATCAGTCTTGCCAGCTCGGTATGTAACATTCTACATGTATCTGGTAAGCTCACCTATTTCTTTCGATGCAAAGTAACCGCTTTTATTTCACCATTCCAATCTTTTTCTTATGTTATACAACATGTTTGAGAATAAATAGTTATATTTGCATGTTACATTTAAAATTTAGTATATGGACACCAACGAACTATTTTGGGCTACAGGAATTGATAATTCAGGATTAAGAGCTAATCAGCAAGAAGCCATACAGATATTTACAACCCTTACTAATCGGGTTACGGCTGCATTAGACGAGATTACTCAAAAGTACGGAAAGGTAATCGCTGCTTCGAAGGTAAAATTTGACAATCCTGTCGATCCATCTATGATTTCAAGCATAAAAACTCAAATAGAAACATTGGGTAAAACCATTGACATGGAAATTACTAAGTTGGGTAACTTTACCGCTAAGTATGACCAGTCGATGACACGCATTAGCAAATCGGCTGCCAAATTACAAGTCGGCAATAACAGCCCACTAGCCCCAATGGTTGCTGGCATTCAAAAAGATGTAGCATCAAGTACCGAACAATTATCATTTCTTGAAAGACGTTTTAAATATGCATTCGGATCTATGGTTGCTTATGGTTCAGTTAGCGTTTTAAAATCTATGGCAAGTGAAATTATCGATGTAAAAACTCAGTTTGAATTTCTACAAACAGCCATCAACTCGTTTGCTGGTAGTGCTGAAAAAGGTGCTAAAATAATGCACGAACTTACTCAATTTGCTGTTAACTCCCCATTGCAAGTAAATGATATTACCGAAGCGGCTAAGCAATTGATGGCTTTTGGAGTTGGTGCTGATAACGTTGTTAGTCAGATTAAAATGTTATCCGATGTTGCAGCAGGGGCAGGAAAACCTATAAAAGAAATAGCCTACATTTACGGTAAGTCATTAACCGAAGGTAAAGTATATACACGTACTCTTATGCAGTTTGGTAACCTTGGTATTCCAATCTATGAAGCACTCGCTAAAGTAATGGATACTACCCCTGACAAAATTAAGAAAATGACACAAATGGGAGCTGTTGGATTCGAGGATGTAAAGCGTGCTATTGAATCATTGACAGCGGCTGGTGGTCAATACTATGGATTCTCTGAAAAGATGATGAGTACTACTGCCGGATTATTATCTAACGTCAAGGATAAATGGATTCTTGCTATGAAGGATATGGGTGAAAGTTCAGACGGATTTATTAATATGTCTGTTGGTTTTGTCGATACAGCAATTGCCCATTGGCAGGCACTTGGAGATGCGATAGCAGTTGCTGCCGCTGCTGTTGGAAGTTATCAGGTAGCTAAAATGGTTGTCAATCTTGGTAATAATATGGCTGCAACTACTGCGAACTTAGCAGAAGTTGCATCATTGGAAACATTGGTATCGGCAGAAACTAAAGCGGCAATCGCTAAAACTGGTTTTGTTGTTGGAAGTGAAGCTTATGGCAAGGCAATAAGGAAAGAAGTAGCTGCGCTATTAGAATCGGCAACTGCTGAAGAAGCGGCAGCATCAGCCAGATTAGATAAAATAACATTAAAAGCTACAGAGTCTGAAACTACTCTTTTATCAGCTAGTGCAGAAGAGGCTGCTACGGCACAGGAAAACTTTAATACAGTATCAAAAGAAAGAAACATAGTGGCAACAGAACTGAAAAACGCTACTAAAAAGAAAGAGATATTAATAAATGAGATAGACTCGGCAAGTGAGATTGGACAAGCAGCAGCAACGGATTTAGTAGCTGCTGCAAAAGCGAGATTAACTGCGATTACAGCAACCTTAACCCGGACTATGGTAGTTAATCCATACTTAGCAGCTGGAGTTGCTTTAGCCACATTAGTAACCATTGTGTGGGCTCTTTACGATGGAACAACGGCAGCAGAGAGATCACAGAGGAACTTGGGGAAAGCTTTAGACGACATACAAGCAAAAGCAGACAAGAAGTCAAAACAATTCAGCGATAATCTTGATATAATTAAGAATAAAGCTCTAAATGGAACTAAGGCTCAATCTGATGCTTATCAAATATTGCACGATCAATTTGGTGCTATAATAGGCGATAGGAAACTCGAACAACTTAGACTCATGGATTCTGTTGAGGCTCAAAATAAAATGAATAAGGCAAAAGAGTACGAAGTCATTTTAGGTGAAAAAAAGTTGGTGTCTGATAAACAGCAGGCTTTGTATGCACAGCAAGAGATAGTGGCTAATGCATCTGAAACTGGAAAAGGAAGAGCTCAAATAAGACTAAAGGAAATACAAGACGATTTGGTTGCTACATCTAAAAGGGTTAATAAGGATATAGAGGATTATAATAAATCTAAAAAGGGGTTAGAAGTCAAGGAAGAAGAAGATACTTATGACCATTGGTCTAATTTGAAAAAAGAAGCGATACAGCACGTAAAGGATATGGGTTCTGCCGCAATGGATGCATTAAAAGCAGGGACGGCTGATAATAAAACAAAAGAATACTATGCAAAACAGCTTGCCGATGAAAAGAAGGCAGATGAGGAGATGGCTAAATTTCCAAGCGAAAAGGCATATAAAGCTGCTAATAGAGCCCAAGAACTTCGCAATCGTGAAGCATCAGAAGCAGCAAAACGTTTAGATCAAATTCGTGCTAATAATGCCGAATTAGCTAATCTTAAGAGCAAAGGAGAGACAGATGCTACGCAGGCTATTATTGATGCAATGGATGCTGGATATGCGAAAGAAAAAGCACAACAGGAAAATAATTTTGAGAAAAAAATGACTTCTCTTTCAGCGGAGCAGGCTAAAATGCTTAAATTGGAACAGGAGAATATAAACAATATATTTAGAAATCAAAATCCTAATACCAGCAAGACAAAAACTACTGCGCCTAAAATAGATAGCTTACAAGGCGGAGTAGATACATTACAAGGAATGTATGACAACGCCACCGGAGAGAAGACAAAGGCTACTATTCTTGCATCTCTTAATGCAGCAAAAGAAGCATTAAATACATATAATAGCGAAGTTGATTCTACTCAAAAAGATAACGATGCAAAATTATCAGTATTATTAGAAAAGCAATTACTTGAATACGGTGACTATACTGCTAAAAAAACTGAAATTGAAAGAAAATATAATGATACATTAGCAGCCTTATCATCCGACAGAGAGCGTGCATCTAAAAAAGGTGACATGGGGCTTGTTGGGCAAATTGATTCAGCAACCATACAGGCGAATGTAAATAAGGCAAAGGATTTGATGTCGTTGTCTTTCGACCAATTAAAATCTACTCCTGAATACTCAATGGCATTTGAGGATTTAAATAATGTTTCTACTGAAACTCTTGAAAAGTTGATGGGAGAAATGGAAAAACTTAAAAGAACTGCTGCTGGAACTTTAAGCGTAGCTGATTTTAAGGAGTATTCAAAAACTATTCAGAACGTTACAGATAAATTCATAGAAAAAAATCCATTTAAGGTATTAAGAGAAGAAGCTGAAAAATTAAAGACGGCTCAAGAGGATATAAATAGCTCTAAATTAGAATTGTCATTAGCTCAATCAGGATTGAAGGTTGGAGATACTGGGATGCTTGCTCCAATATCAGGAGTCGAGCAGAAAATTGCCGTAAAAGTCGCAACTGATAAGGTAGCCAACTCCCAAAATAATTTGAATATAATACAGAATAACGGAGTAAAAGCGGTAAAAACAATTACGTCTGCATATGGTGATTTATCAAAAGAGTTATCATCTGTCGGCTCTGCAATTGGTGGTACGGCAGGAGAAATAATATCTGCAATTGGCGATATAGGTTCTTTTGTTACTTCTGCAATAACGGGTTGGAAAGCTGCAAGTGAAGGAGCTGCTGGGGCTTTACAGGTAGTTGAAAAAGCATCTGTAATACTTGCTGTAATTTCTGCTGTAATAACTGTCGCTACTAAAATAGCTAATATATTCACATCTGCATCTAAAAAGAGGGCAGAGGAGGCACAAAAAGAACTTGACTCAATAGAAGCAGTTAAAAAAGCATATTTAGAGGCTTATGCTGCTATGAATGATAAGAAGTTTAGTAATATATTTGGAGATGACGTGTTTGGTAAGGCTACGGCACAAGTTGGATTAATGAATCAAGCAGCTTCCAATTATAACGATACAATAAAATCACTTGAGGTCACATCGAGAGGGGCTACAACGATGTCGTCAAAATGGGGATTCATTTCTAAGACAATCGAAGGCTTTGATGAGGTAGAAGCAAAAGCTAAATTAGCAATGAGCACAACTAGCGATGCAGATAAGAAAATACTTCAAAATTTAATCGATGAGTACGACGCATATAAATCTTATCTTGATGAAATAGACTCTTACCTATCTGGTATATTCAGTTCTCTTGGTGGAAATATAATGGACTCGTTAGTTACTGACCAAGATAATTTAACTCAATGGACTGACGATGTAACGGGGTATATCTCTGATTCTTTTACTAAAATGGTAAAGGATATTATCTATCAAATGGAATTTTCTGTTCCTCTTGCTACAGCGCAAGCAAAGATACAGGCAGCAATGTTAGATAAAACGACAGATAATGCGACAAAGGAAAAACTAATACAGGACGCTTTAGCTGAATTAAATGCAGCTTTTGCTACTGGAACACCTGCTGCAATGGAGTTATGGAAAACTTTTCAAACGAGTGCTGCTGGTGCTGGATTTGATTTAGGCGGCACAACTAACGACAATAAAAATTCAACTACATCTGCCATAAAAGGAATGGATCAACCCACTGCCGACATATTGACGGCTCAATTTAGTGCGGTTCGGATTCATACTGCTAATATGGATATAAATTTATCAAAAATTGGTAATAATGTTTCGGATTTATTATTATCTTTGCAAGGTCAGGCTGGGATATTGCAAATCGCATTCAATGATGTGGCAGAGATAGCCCGCAATACTCGTGATTTAGCAGGAATTAAAAGCATTTTATCTGATATTAAAACTTACGGAGTAAAAGTATTATGATAACAGTAGATTCTATAGACATTTCAACTGCATGGGGTATTGAGCCCGCAAAGGATGGATATTATAATACGCTCATGCAATACCCAGACATAAAGGATAAGATATCTATTGATATGCCAGACAGAAATGGATTGAACGTACTATATGGACAATCATTCTTAAAGCATAAAGAATTCACTTTAAGTTTTCTGTGCGATTCATTTGAGCATTACAACATGTTCTTGAATTATATGGTGGCGCATCCATCCGTATCTTGGTTTGATAGTCTAACTAATACTACGTATCATTTAGAGTATCTTGCGTGCTCATCTTTTAATAGATATAGCGGATATAATATGTTTGTCATAAAAGTTAGAGAGGCGAACCCAATAAACAGAACGACCAATATAGCTATAACCCCAGTAATAATAGGGCAATCTATATTTGGAGGGAAAGTAGCCTACATACTTCAGCCTGGTGATTTTGGTTATAACTCATCTATTCAAAAAGGATTAATCGCAGCTACATCGGACTTACCATCTATGTATAAATTCGGAAACTATACTCCTGATTTTGCAACTTCTGATTTAATCGGATATGGACAATCTAATACAAACATACTGCTTTCTGATTTGAACACGGATGCGGCTCATCAATGTGATTCATTGTCGGCTGAAGGATTTTCAGATTGGTATTTCCCAGCATTTAATGAACTCAAAAAGATATATCTGAATAGAATAGCAATAGGAGGGATTGATACTACTGTAAATACCATTTATTGGTCATCTAGTGATGGTGGTTATGGCAAGGCTAAATATGTGGACATGAGTAATGGTATAGATGGCTCCTTTGGGAAAACAGGTACTTATAAGGTAAGACCAGTAAGAAATTTTATAAATAATTAGTAATGATAGTATACACCAAAGAAGGATTAATTAGGGTAGAGGCTGACGAGTCGTCTGATTCTGAAGTCTTGTTTCAAATATCGAATGAAGAGTATGCATCCGCTAAGTTTGAGCTTAATAGTTGGATTCCATTTGATACGGGAGACTACGTAAATTTATTTAATAATAGATATACTCTATTAGACAAGCCAGCACCTATTGTAGTCAATGGCACTAATAAATATTCATACACTTTAAAATTTGAATCGCCACGAGCATTTTTGGATAAGGTAAACTTTGAGCTATTTGATGATACTTCGCTTTTAGTTATTAATTCTTACGATGCTAAAACTATCTACTGTAAAGGCAGCGTAGTTTTAGCATCTACAAATTTAGTATGGAGATTCATATATGATACCCCAACGGTAGGATCGGCATTAACCGAAGGAGCATATTGGACACAAGTACCATCTTATTCTTCTGGAAGTTACGTAAAAGGTAACTATGTATATATCCTAAACGTAGTCTATCTATGCCTTAAAAATACATCTATTGCACCCGTAGAAGGCGAGTTCTGGACAGTAGTAAATACTGCTCCCGCATTTGACTTTACATCTATTCTAACTCCTCGTGGGTATGCTGAATTATTGGTGAGTAATATGAACCGTGCAAGACCTAATCAAACTTGGGTAGTTGGAAGTTGCATAGCATCGAACCCTTTATCGCAAGCATTCTCTAATGTTACCTGTTTAGGAGCATTGACATCCGTATGCAATCTGTTTCAAACTGAGCATTGGATTGATATGGATGGGGATAACTTTAGGATTAATATCAATAAATTAGCCTACATTGCTCCAAAAATAATTCAAGACCCACAGGTACTTAATTATACTAATACGGACACGTTGATTCTCGAACAAGGAAATGGATTAACATCAATCACTAAACAAGAAGTAAGCGGGACGAGTAAGATAACAAGACTTGTAGCATTAGGTTCTACAAGTAACCTATACGGAACATATAGGAACGGTTCTAATCGACTAATGCTCCCAAATAGGTATTATCTCGACTCATTAAATATTGATACGCAGAATCCATTAGAAGGGGTTGTGACATTAGATGATATTAAGCCTGAATTGCATCATGCAACAGAAGACTATAACCCTTCTACTGCGTATAATGCAGGCTCACAAGTTTTAGATTCGAGTGGTAGATCTTTTGATTGCATCGCTCCATGTATGGGAATCGCGCCACTTGTTGGCTCTAATTGGAAATTAAGTGAAGGTACAATTACGACATTTGTAAGTCAGTATAAATTTATTGATGCCAATCTTACCTTCAACCCGCTTGACCCGAAATATATCATGTCGGATGGAACTATCCCTAAAGTTAGTTTTCTGACAGGGAATATGGCTGGTTATCAATTTCCTATTACGAACGCTTTATCATTGGGGGTTAATTTAGGGTACGAGATAACCATTGGTCAGATTCAAGACTCAACAGATTCTGTTCTTCCATCTGCTGTTTATGGTATGAATCAATTTGATCAATATGTTTTACTTGACTTATATATGCCTCAATCATACGTACAAAAAGCAGAGTCAAGATTGTTGGATAAAGCTACCGAATACCTTGCACAATACTCGCTTGACCAAAATCAATATGATTGTCCCATTGATGAGGTATGGGCTACGAATAATTCAATTGGATTTATAAAAGGTCAAATAGTGCATATTCATAATGAGAAATTAGGACTCGATGTAGATTATAGAATAATCACTCTAAAAAGAAATATAACATCTCCATATAAGCAAAATATAACAATATCTCAACTTCCATACGTTCAAAGTAGTTATCAGGCACTTAAAAACGATGTGACTAACAATAGTACATATCTTGAACAAAGTGGAGTTACTTCTCCAATGTTCAAGACTCGAACTTTTCGTGGCGCACAAGAGGCTATTGATATGGCATTTAATCCAGATGGTGATTTTTATACAGAAAAAATTCAGCCATTAACTGTTCAAACGGCATCTTTATTGGCGGGAACAGCAACGCAGCAATTTACAGTTGCTGGGATTAAGTTTTCATCGGTGCCTAAAACTCCAAATTATATAGCATGGACTGCTGGAAGTATCACCGATACTAAAATGCAAGTTGCTTCTCGCACTTGGTCAGTAGCAGGAGGTAACTCGCTAACTGCTCCTTGGGGACCTATTACGGACAGCACAATTGCCTATTATTGCTATCTTAGATGCCCTGTTAATACTGCGTTAACCAGCGGGGATATTATATTCTCTCAAACTCAATATAAGACAGTTGGAACAGACGGATATTATTACTTCTTGGTTGGTACTCTCGGAGTTGTAGTAGATAATATGAGGCAATTCTATACTTCTTATGGGTTTACTTTCATAAATGGGAATACCATAACCACTGGTAAGATACAAGGGAATGGAGCCTCTTTTAATTTGGATACAGGAGAGATTAAAGGGAATATCAGCTTTATGGCTGGTGACACCTATACGGATGTTGGCACAGGAATAGCAGCAGCACAAGCAGCAGCAGAATCCGAAGCCGTAAGGTTAGCAGGTTTAGCACAAATAGCAGCAATTAATGCGGCAGCTGAAGATGCAACTGCTAAGGCTAATGCGGCCCACGATTTAGCAGTTTCAGCATCGGAGACAGCAGCACAAGCTAAGGCTGACCTGGCAGAAACAAATGCAAAAGCCCATGCGGACGGCATAGTTACCGCCGAGGAACAAAGAGCAATTGACGATGCCACAACCAAAGCAAATAATGCACAGGCAGCAGCTATTGCAGCGGCAGCTGAAGATGCAACTGCTAAGGCTAATGCGGCATCTGCGTTTGCCTATGCCAACGCTCAAACATACGTAAATACGATTAAATCAGACTTACAAAGTCAGATTGATGGAAACATTACTTCTTTCTTTTACGATTACGAACCAACTCTGGATAATGTACCGGCTTCGAACTGGTCACCAGATACCGTCCGTGATTTACACCTTGGAGATTTGTTTTATTGGACAAGTAAAGGTTATGCATATAGGTATCAGAAAGTCGGAGTTATTTACTCATGGACACTAATTAAAGATTCTGACGTTACGAAGGCTTTATCTGATGCTGCAACTGCTCAGACTATTGCTAACGGCAAACGAACAACTTTTTCGGTTCAGCCATTTACCCCATATTTAGTAGCTGATTTATGGCTGAATAATGGTGATCTGTTTAGTTGTAATACAGCTCGTTCATCAGGGGCTTTTGTTTCTTCTGATTGGTCTAAAGGAGTTAAATATACCGATGATACGGCGGTTAATAACTTACAGATTGGAGGAGTGAATTTAGTATTGGATAGCGAACACTCATTGTATTTTAATCCAAATGATACAGGATTAGGGACATCCACATTCCTAGAAGATACATCTGGGAAATTTACAAGAGTAACACCTAGTGCAGATAAAAAGGTTTCCGTATATGGTTATTTTTTAGATGGCTCCAATCTTGGAGGATATTCACGATCAATGTACTTCCGTGCATCAAGCTCATTTACTGTATGGAAAAATTTGGTGGCTGCCAATGTCTGGACTTTGGTTAAGGATGAGGCATACACATCAGATAATGGCTGGAGTGGATTTCAAATCTCCGTGGTTGGATTGGCAATTGATATAAAGAAGTTCAAAATCGAAAAAGGAAATAAGGCTACTGATTGGACGCCTGCACCTGAAGATGTTCAGGCAGCTTATCAAGCTTACGCTGAAGCTAAAGCGACATTAGCTCAAACTACAGCTCAAGCGTACGCAGACGGGATAGTAACCGTTTCAGAACAAGCTGCCATTGATTCAGCAAAAGCATATACTGATGCTGCCGAGATTAGCGCAAAAGCCTATTCAGATGGAATTGTTTCAACATCTGAACAGGCTTCAATAACTGCTGCCTATGCTTATGCCGATGCCAAAAAAGCAGAGGCGCAGACAATATCCGCAGCATACGCAGACGGAATTGTCACAGTAGAAGAGCAACGAGCAATCGCAGATGCTACAGCTAAAGCCAATGCAGCTCAATCGGCAGCAGTAGCAGCAGCAGCAGCAGATGCAACGTCAAAATCTAATATAGCCAAAGAAGCTGCTCAGGACTATGCTACCGCTCAGGCTATACTGGCAGAGACTAGCGCAAAAGCCCATGCGGACGGCATAGTTACCGCCGAGGAACAAAGAGCAATTGACGATGCCACAACCAAAGCAAATAATGCACAGGCAGCAGCTATTGCAGCAGCA